TCTTCCGCCAATCTTGCTTCTTTTGCTAACCTCGCATCTTCCGCTTCTTTTTCCTTCTTTTTTTTCTTAGTTTCTTCCATGTCTGCTTTCATTTTTGCAAGGATTTCTGGACTGTACAACTTATAGTTCTCCGCGTAATCATATACAGTTTTTGCGTTATCTAAATTTCCGGATTTTATGAATCCATCAAACTTATTATTAATATTATTAGCCAGCCGTTCCTTTGCTTTTAAAAGGTCATCGTCGCCGCTGTTTATAATTTTATATAATCCTATATATACGCTTGAAATCTTAGCAAATTCTGGATTAGGATTTTCGAGCGATATATTCAATTGCGCTTTTAATTTTTTTACAGAATCAAGCCATTCATTTGCTGTTAAAAGATCCTCATCGTTGTCGTTTACAATTCCAGATAATTGGTCACGTGCTTCTAACACTTCAACAAATTTAGGTTTAGGTTCAGTAAGAGTTTTTGGTTTTAGCAATTCTTGCACCCGCGCTTTTACTAATTTCACCGAATTAAGCCAGTCCTTAACATAAGTAAGGCGACTGTTGTTTGGATAAATTCTATATATTATATCATACCATCGCTTAGTTTCATTGAAATTTTTGGAGTCATATGCAGATTTAAGATTACCTAAGAATCTTTTTAACTCGGTATCATCTTGTGCTTGTGGTTGCAACATTGATTTTGTAAATATTAATCTAGTAAGGGAACTTGTTAATAATTGAGATCCATTGTCTTTTATTCGCTTTCTTATATCTTCGATTTGTTTTAAATCTAATTTGCTTGCCTCATCAATTATGTTATTACGTAATTTTTCTATTCGTTTTTCATTTCTATTCATTGGATCGACATTTTCAGCATTGAACTGTTCTATAAGGGTTATTACATTTGCTGGTAGATCTGTCGTATTAGGCGTCGATGATCGATTTGATGCTGGCGGTAGCGGAATAACTGATTGGTTTAAAAAAGGTTGGGACCCTTGAAGCGTCATTCCAGAATATTGGGGATCTTTACGTATTTCTTGCCTGTTCGCAAAAGTTCCGGATGGAATGGAGCGAGATAGTGGGGGTGTACCAGTTAGACCATTGGACGATTGTGCCGGAGATGAGGTGGGTCCATAGCTAGCTGCCGACGAGGTTGAGAGCGGCGGCGGAACAGCGGGAGGCGTTGGGGGTAAATTTTGTAGGTAAAGTCGCAATTTTTTGGATATGTGAGATTTTGTTAAGTCAAGCTGTTCTGTAGTGGTTTTAGTTAAACCAATCGGGCGTTCTGTTAAAAATTCTATTGAAGTTTTATACGCGGTTATATCTGCTATTTCAGAATTTTCTGACAATTCCTTCAACTTTGACAATGAGATGTAGACCTTTACCAGATAATTAATTTCTTGTTGGCTCGGTTTGTCGAAACTGCCTCTCTCAGACTGAGATTCTTTTGTTCTTATTAGAGCGTCAATTCCGTTTACAATGCTGATTAATTTAAAATCTTCTTCTTTCAGTCCCCCATATATCAATTTCCGTGTCCTACGTTTTCCATGTTTCTTATTTTTCCGCCTTGTTTTCATTTGTGTCATTTATACTATAATGATACAAATTCTAATTGAATTTCACGATAATCTTTACGGTTTCCTTCTTGATACACTTACACGCAGACACCGATAATTCCTCTCGCTTCTTCCGTGTCTTCGCGCCTTCTTCTAAAGTTTCCTTCCGCTTCGACGTGCTATTCCGCGAATTCATATCACTCTCAATTGTCTCGTAATTTTCCTCAATAAACTCGATGATTTTGTTCTCTATCGTCCATTTGAAAAAATTCAGTTGTCCGATCGTCGTCTCCATATAATTGTCGTCGTCATATGGAATGGATATCCGCTCCCACCTACAAAACGGATCGAACCGCTTCTTACTATACGCCTTGAGTTTCAGCTTATAATCATTATATACCTTGAATCGTGACTGTTCCTCAGATAGCTCGTAAACCGTGAAATTCTTCTTCGCATAGTTCGTGACGAACCAATCCACGATCCGCAGCGAGATTTTCGATTCGCCGTTGATGATCGACACCATTCGCTTGAGCGACTCCTTGTTCTCATAGAACCGCATCAGATTATTTAATAGTAGTTCATTTTGGGTATTACACCTTGTTGTCATTGTCGTTGATTTGAAATGGTATCTCGTTTTTATATGCGTTATATTTGACAATATTAATATAACATAGAGCAAATCCCCACTTATTATTAAGAGGCGGGGTTGCGACCGCATCGCAGATGAACTCAGAGTTCAATCACAGCCCCTGTATGTATTCCAGGATGCGGTCCTCCGGATGCCATCCTAGTTCCGTTAGTGCGGCGTCATTCATTCGAATAGTCTCCTTATAATTGTGTTTCCGGTCGGGCATGTAGACCCGGGGCACTGGTCCAAACATATCGCACAATTCATTGACCGAATAATTTACACCAGTCCCCAATTCCCACTCTTTGTCCGTAATGTCGGTCTCCATAATCCTGGTTAGGCCCTCGCATATATCGAATACATGCGTGAAATCCCGGCGCTGTTCCCCATCGCCATAGATCGGGAGTGGCTCGCCCAATTCGCATTTTCTGCGCCAAATCCCGATGATCGTAGCATAATCCCCATCCATGATTTCGCCGGGCCCATACACATTATAGAATCGGGCGATTTGAACGTTCATACCGAATGATGTCTTATACATGCGACAGAGTTGCTCGCCGATATACTTGCTCATAGCATACGGCGACTGCTCCGGATCGTGCCACCTGGACGATGACCCAGCGAACACGACCTTTGTGCTTGTCCTGCGCGCGTATTCGAGAACCAGCTGAGTTCCCGCAATATTGGCGTCGAAAACGTCGAGTGGATTATTGAATGACGGCTGGATTCGGGCGAGCGCCGCCAAATGAAAAATTACGTCGAATTTCTGGTCTTCGAATACATATGAGATTTGCTGGATGCTGTCGCGGACGTAGGTACAGCCATCATGTTCGTTGGCTTTTGTTCCGGTCGTGTAGTTGTCGAGTGAATATACGGTATGGCCGAGACTCAGGAGTCGGACAATCAGATTGGAACCTACGAATCCGGCACCGCCAGTAACTAGGATCTTCATTGCGGTCATTGTTGTTATTGTTTATGTCGAGATGTTTCTAAGTTTGTTTCATGGGATTTGAACAATCTTTGTCTATACCATTTGGAGTTTCGTTCCGATTTGTCTATAATAATGACCGTTGTATGCCTCTCCTTTGTCTAATGCCTTTGCCAGCGTTTTGTCGCTCATTTTTAGAATTTTGATACAATCATATTTACATGCGAAACTTTGACTTAGTTGGTTGTTATTTGCGTCAAATTGTCCGACGCCATCTTTATATAAGAGAGGTTCTCCATACTTGTTTTCAAAGTCTTGTTTGAGATTTTCGTCGCAACTGTCGTATAACACATAATAATTGCCTCGGGATACCTTAAATTGTTTGACTGGGATGTCGAGTGCCGATGTCGATTCGTAACCATTGTTAACCGCTGCCGTTTTTCGATCCAAGTATACATTAAGAATTTCGGTCTTAGTTTGGTTCAGTTTTGCGATATATCCCAAATGCTGCTGTCTCGTATTTTTGGTTGGCTCGATTTCTGTCAAGACTGTCGCATCTAGTTCGCGGTCGACTAAGAGCCACCGGAACCCTTCATAAACTGTGTTCTCGGTTATGGCTTTATTGATGCTGGGGCGTTTGATTTTATTATTCTCGTTCATACACTCGGAAACGGTTTCGTATACCTTTACGAGTTGTAATGTCTCAGGGTTGATTTTTTGTAGTCTTGGACCGAGTGTGACGAGCGGAGCATTGAACCCGGTAACCGTTTTTGCTGGCGGCGGGGCACGATTCATTTCGGACGCTTGTTCTAAACGCGTTACCTTTTCAAGAAGTAGTTTGAGCATATCTGACATTTCTATAAAAAATGGACTTGTTTCTGTTTCATTAAGCTTTGTCATCAATTTGAGTTTTTCATTTTCTAACTCCATTTGCTTTGTCGTCAATTTAAGTGTTTCATTTTCCAACTCCAGTTGCTTTGTGCTGATATCATCGAAATATTGAAAATTGTGGTTGATTATATTTGTTATCATTAGATAAGTGAGATTCCTTCCAACTAGAAATAGTTCTCTTTCGGTTGTATGTCCCTCCAAATTGGTAACCCGATTTGGTCTGATATTTTCGTGATTGTGAATGAAACTTTCGAAATCTTTACTGTTATTCACCGCGAAGCAGTCCAGAAGCAAGACTTCGTTGTATTTGGATTTATGCTCTGCGAATCGGTTAGTGATTCCTCTACGACTTTCACCGATTTTGATTACATAGGTACCATTTTCGTATGTCTTTACTTTTACTATATACACAATTGATATGTCTTTGTCATATTCTGCCAGGAGGATTTTCTGGCGCTCTAGTTCCTTCTCTTTGAGTAATTTGGCATAGGATTCTTTATTGCGATTTTCAATATCCTTGTTTTCGTTATTTGCTTGTGTTAATCTCTGTTCTAATTCATCGTTCTTTTGTTGTAATATATAGGCTCCATTTAATCGAATATCCTTTATTATCTCACACACCCAATCTTGGAATTTTTCCGCTATAGGTTTTCTTGATTTGAATAATACTTTATACAGTCCTTTCTCCGTAAGAAACGTAACTTCTTGATTTCCACCAAGGGTGTTCATAGTATGAACAACCTTTTCGCTGCTATCAAAATTTAAAATTGTTGTTCGTATATTGGTAATATCCAATACTTGACCGATGTCACTCGCGCGAAATAAAGGGCTCTCATACGTTCCCTTAATAATAATCTCTGTATGTAGTTCGTTTGAATTGAACGCCTTTACAATATCCATAAGGTCGTTATACTATATATAACGCCCTTTCTTTATGTTGAAATTGCTACAAATGTTATTTTAATAACTTTGCTCATCCAATTGGATTAGCAAAAGGGGGATAAATACTATTGATACCCCTTATAGTTTTTGCTTTCCCATCAGGGAAAGCAAGTTTATACACTAAATAAGCGATTCTACTTGTTCGCTTAGCCGAACAGCTGAACAAAAACTGTCGAATATTTGGTACGTCCCGTTTTGTGACATACACGTTAACGATTTACATTCAACCATACCATACACTAGTCGGAACACGTTATATAGGCCACGCGCATCAGTATTAAGTTTTTTTGCTCACCCGATCAGGTGAGCAAAACAGTTGATAAAAAATATATATATTTATATTTTTTATTGTATTTAGATTCAACCATACCATACACGAGGCAGAACACTTCACTAATTGCTGTATGCAACTCCTGCCATGCCCGACATAACACGGAGAACGTTGTAATTGACGGCATAAACACGGACCTTGGCAGTCGCCGTTCCGGAAACCGTGCCCGACGAGAGCACAAGCTGCAGCACAGCGTTGTCAATGCGCGAGAAATTGCAGCTCCCGCTCGGTTGGTGCTCTTCAGGCCTTAGCGCGAAAGAATACACATTGATTCCAGTGTCCGGGGCGCGGGTGTGGTGCTGGAACGGCTGAACAACATCGAAGTAGGATCCCTCACGCTCGGAGAAGCGGTCCTGGCCGTTAAGCTGGAGCTTCGCCGTGACGACGGGGTTCTCTCCCCAGCAGTGCATCGTGAGGGCAGTCTCGGCGAGGACGAAGGTGCCGGCATCGGAGACAGCGGACTGTTCCGTGGTGCCGATCTCAAGAGGGAGGTGGGACTCGAAAAGCTTATCGTTGATGAATGCGGTGCCTCCGTTGACCGCATCAGCAGCGCCGAACGCCTTGATGGAGTTGGGGAGAGCATCGATGGCATCCGTGTAGTTGAAGGGCTGGGCACCGAGGGTCTTGAAAAGGACGCTGCCGCCGATGAGAGACGAGCAGTAATCGACGTTGGCATCCGGCTGCACAACCCAGACCAATTCCTTGCAGGGATGGTTAAAATTTAGCTTGATCTTGTTGGAACTGGATCCAACGGACTCGTCTCCAGTGAACTGGAGCTGCTCGAAGAGATACTCGTGGGGGTTCTGCGCCATCTTCCTGCGCTCATCCGTGTCGAGGAAGATGTAATCAACGTAGAGGGACGCGGCAACGAGGGACTGCTGGTAGGCGGCGGCAACCGACACGGAGCCATCCGTGGCGACGGTAGAGCTGACCGCCCAGAGGCACTCGCCGATGGGGCGGAGATCGAGGTTGATCTTCACCTCGTGGTACTGGAGGGCAATGAGGGGGAGGGCAAGTCCCGGGTTCCTGCAGAACCAGAACTGGAGCGGCACGTAGAGCGTGGTCTCCGGGAGGGCCCTGCGGGGCGCGCAAACCTGAGCGGGGCCACCAGAAGCAGCGCACGGTCCACTGACCGCCGCGAAAAGGGGGTCCGTCATGTAGGTGAGCTGCGTGGTGTTTCCGATCATCTTGTGGTATCCACGCTGCTGCTCGGCGGAGAGCGTAAGCTGGTTCCAGATGTGCATCCAGTCACCATACTGGCGATCGATGCGCTGGCCTCCAATCTCGACCTCAACCTGGGAGACGAGGTGCTCGCCGATGTAATCCATCCAGCGGGCATAGGTGTCACCGCCCATCTGTCCAATCTCGGGAAGGGTGACCTGGAGGTAGGTGCGGTAAGCAAGATCTCCATTCCTGGAAATCGTGCAGGTGACGCGGCGTCCGAAGTCAGCCTGTCCGGAGAAGGTCTGCTCGATGGACTCCATCGCGAAGTTGGTGTGGCGCCTGTAGGACACCTTCCAGAAAGTGATCTCGGGCGTTCCCGTGAGGAAAACGTCCTGCGCGCCGTAAGCTACAAGTTGCATAAGAGCTCCGCCCATGTTGTCTTAATATATCATACCAAAAGAAAAAAATCTGGGAAAATAACACAATTAATTGTTTTTTATAGTTGTGCCTAAAGAATACTTGTCTAAATCCATATTCATATCGATGAATTTCTCTAAATAATCCGCCATAAATACTTCCTGTTTACCTTCGTGCTTCTTCTTAAATACGTATGCGTCGACGTTTTTTGTAACTGACCAACCGCTGTCAATCGCATTCATTATGAAATTCATTTTTTGGAACTGCACGCGATTGATTGCCACGTTCTCCATTCGATATACAGTTTCGACGTATTTAAAATAACAGTTTTTTACATATAGATCAAAATAAATATAGACAGAACCCATCAATCAATCGTATGTATGAAAAAAAGCGATCCTATATTACACTCGATCGATAAAAAACATAGTCAAATGCTAGAAGAATTTTACAATGACGAGATTGAAAATATACCAAAACTCGTCGAGGAAAAGAATCAATTAAAGGCCAGGGTTCGCTCACTAACAGCAGATCGTGTCGACGAATACGTAGAAACGAAAGATAAAATCGAACATATAAAAATCAAAATCCGAGAATTACGTCTAAAGAAAAAGAATTACCTTTTGGAGAATTCACAACACATATTCAATTATTTCGAAGAGAAAAAGAAGATATCTGCAGGAGAATCGAGTAACGTAAATATTCTCAATTCATTCTTCAAGCTAAAACACACCGAGTCAGATACGTCGGAGAAAAATTCTTCATCTAAAAAGTCGATTGTCACTTATTGGAAAAACGTCAATAATGAGATTACGAATATTGGCGATTTTGTAATGCCGACGGACGTATGTTTATCGTGCCACAAAGGTGAAATGATACCTCAAGATGATGACGGTATTATGATTTGTAATAACCGCGAATGTGGTAAGTTCATTCAATTTATTGCGGATAGTTCGAAACCATCTAATAAAGAGCCGCCGAATGAAGTGTCCTACACGGCATATATCAGATTGAACCATTTCAAGGAAATCTTGTCACAATTTCAGGCGAAGGAGACCACCCAGATTCCGGAAAAGGTGATCGACGATATACGGTTGCGTATCAAGAAGGAACGCATTTCGAATCTGGCCGAGGAAATCAATTATGATAGGATGCGCGAGATTCTCCGGAAATTAGGATATAACAAATATTTCGAACATATTCAGTATATCAACTCGATTTTCGGAATTCGTCCTCCAATCATGAGCGAGGCTCTACACGAAACCTTATGTGTTCTATTCATTGAAATTCAACAGCCATGGGCGATTCATTGTCCACCAAGCAGGACAAATTTCTTTAATTACACATATACGCTATATCAATTATGTGTGCTGCTGAATCAGACGCAATATTTACCGTATATTCCGCTGATGAAAGATAGAGAGAAGCAACTGGAACAGGATCAGATTTGGTGTAAAGTATGTAAGGACCTGGATTGGGAATATCACGCGACCGTATGAATAATCGACATTCAGACTAATTGTGTCCATATATGAAAATTAAATACATTCCAATCAAGCATAATCCTATTCCAATCAAATCGAATTTATTTAGTTCTTCGTCGAAAAACATATGACCAATTAACGTCATAGAAACAATACTCAACACTGACCAGATCAAATTGACAAATCCGACGCCTTCAAACTCGTAGCATTTATACAAAAGCGCTGCGACTGCGCAGTAACTTGCCAATCCGATTCCTGCGTAAACAACACTTTTCAACTCTCTGCCTTTTCTGATGTGGAATTGAGCAATAGACTCGAATAGCACTATGAATAAAATAATAGGAATTAATATGTGAAGTTTGTCGTTCATTATAATAATGTCTGAGATTTCAATTCAGGATGGCCAAAGATTTAAATATCCACAAGAATAATATTCTCGTTCTGTTTTGCTAAACGAAAATCCTCCACGTCATTCACGTCAATCGCGTCGAAATCTTCCATTGTTCTCGTGCGATAGTGGTCACCATCATTTCGTGTGCATTTGACGTCACGCCAGAAATCGCGCGATTGGCAACTATAGTGGTTGAGTATCAGATATTCGTCGCCGAGTATTATGAATTTGTCGATCTCGTGCTCTTTGTTTGCGAATGTGGCGTGATGGACATTCAAATATGTAAAATCATACTCGCTATTTACGAAATATTTCAGAGATTGGCGTTTTGTAGTGCATCGTGTGAAATTCTGGACGATTCCTCGAGGTTGTTCTATATGGCCGTTCGATCCGAATAGCGTGTCGCGGACCTGGATTTGACCTAGGTGTCCACATTGTCGGAGAACTCCACATAAATTGACGTCCATTGGCGACCACATATATTCATCCAAATCTACCATCAATAACCATTCGGTTTCGCGCAAGTGCGGCAGGATATAGTGCGTGTATACGTCGCGCTGGCGGCCCAGATATCGCCCCCATGTCGAATTGAATAGAGTAACTATGCCGGCGTCGACGTATGGTTGGAGAACATCGACAGAATCATCCGTGCTGTCGTCATTTATCAGGTAAAAATGCTCGGCGCCGTGAAATAAATAATGTTCAATCCATTCTTGAATACTATCCGATTCGTTTCTAAATACTGCACCTATCGATAACGCAAACATCGGGTTTTATGGTAGTTATCGAAAATAATTGCTTGAGCGCACCGCATCTTGTTGGTATAGTATGGGAATACTACATCAAATTTAAGTGATTTACATCGGCCTGGGGAATCCGACGAGGTTCGCGCCGATACCGAATCCAGCGCCGCCACGAGCGGAGGACGCCATGGACGGGACGAAGACGTCAAGGATAGAGAACGTCATGGCGGCAGTGAGCGCAATGACGATGATCTCCTCAATGTCCAGCTTCTTCTTCGGGATGGCGAAAGCGGCAACGGCAACCATAACACCCTCAACTAAGTACTTAATGACCCTCTTGATAAACTCGCTAAAATCGAAGCTCTGCATGCTTATTATATACTATAGTAAAATAAAAAAATTCCACAGGATCGAAAAAATATAATCGTGCTAAATAACTTAAACAATACCGAGGAGATCATATATATAATCGCTAAATGTCCGGATTCGAGAGAAAGTTGAACGACGATGGGAAGCCGAACCCTAAATATATCGACTTGTGCGATGAGGATGCCCCGATCGCCGGACAGAAGTTTGCGTGTATGTCCTTCGTTTCTCCCGAAAAGATTCTAAAGAAGCGCGAACTGTATATCTTTGAGCAGTTCGTTAAACAGTGGGATTTCGCTAAATCTATGGAGAAGACAACCGAATTCCTGGGATTCTTGGCATACAAGTATAATCTAAAGCCTGACGATGTGATGGGCGATTTCAAGGAGTTCGTGAAGGATGAGGAGATTAAGCTCAAGATCAGTTCCATGGACGACGATTTCAAGACATTCATGGACAAGAACGAGGACCGCCTAAATGAGCAGTTCGGACGGGATCATGCGTTCCAGACCTCAGTGCGTGGATTAAAGCTGCGTGGCGTGTCATCTACTCAGGAAGAGGCGGAGATGAGGTGTAAGAAGCTGCGGGATATTGATCCGACGCATGATATTTTCGTTGGGCCGGTTGGCATGTGGATTCCTTGGGACCCTGATGCGTACAAGACGGGTCGCATCGAGTTTATGGAGGAAGAGCTAAATCAGCTTCACAGTGAGAAGATCAAGAACGAGTCTATGGCGAAGGAGGAGTTCGACCGTCGCGTCAAGGAGACGAAGCAGAAGGCCATTCGCGAGAACATCGAGCTCGCTAAGAAGAGCGGTAATGTTCTGACGCAGACCCTAAATGAGGACGGAAATTTGGTGGGTGTGCGCGAGACGGTCGATTTCGAGTCGCGTGAAGTTTCGGATAGTGCGAGTGTCAATATTCGAAACGAGCTGCTGATGAATAGCAAGAAGTAATCGGACTAGCGGCGTTTCTTAGATTTGGATTTCGGCTTGGTTTTCTTATTGCGTCGGGTTTTTCGTCTCCCGCCTGCATATCCAGGAGGCCGCATATTGTCGGCAACTTGACCCTCACGACGAGGCGCCTGATATAGAAGAGGCTCGGCAACTGGATCCACTCGACGAAGCGGAGGCGCCTGATCTAGAGGCGGGGGCTCGGCAACCTGATATAGAGGAAGAGGCTCGACAATCGGATCCACTCGACGAAGCGGAGGTGCCTGATATAGAGGCGGAGGCTCGGCAACCGGATCTAGACGAGGATACATACTACGCATAAGATTCGGTGATGCGGGCTTAGGTTCATATACTTGCGTATCGAGCGCCGGTGGCTTCTTTCTAAATTTGGCTTTGATCTTGTTTTTTACTTTTCCAATTGTGTCTTTTACTTTTGTAATTTTCTCCACTATACCCTCTTTAGGTACGTCTGGGTTCTGAAATATATCAAATGGCCATACGCCGCCTTTTACACTTTTCTTTGGCATTATACCATAAATGCACATTTTTATTTTTTATTGATTTGGTTATAAAAAATAAAATCCGTTACCAATTGTTCTTTTTCACGCTGATATTACCCCCTTTCTTTGCGTTCTTGTTCTTGGCCGGGTCATACGCCTCGTCTTCATCGTCAGAACCCATGTTTTTCGAGATCTCCCAGAATTCTTTCGAACCTAACCTAAATGTCGGGTGATTTTCCGCCTTATACCAGAATATTTGGTCTGTCAGCTTGTTCGATTTTGCGTTGTTATTGATCACCAAGCACTCATAGTTCTCCGTAGTATTGTCCATGACAGCACAGAATGACTCCAATGTCGGAAACATACTCGCATAGTTCTCCCAAATACGCTTTCTATTTGTTAAATACGGCTCTCTCAATATAAACACGTAATCGATGTTCGTGCGCAGATTTGGTGGGATACCCAACGGGTATTGCATAGTTATCACTAACATTATTTTCCAATGTCTCATTGGCTACCATTCTCTATTAGGCATTTCTTCCTAACGTCATCGAATTTATGCTTTTTAAAAGGGCATAACATGCTCTCGCATGGGATTAGACTATATCTTAAGGTTTCATCGGAAATGGTTAGTTCCCTCCACCCCACGGGCATTTAGTCGTTGAACAATCTTCATGCCCTTACCATATTGGGTTTAGAAGACTTGCTGCGGGTTGTCTCTATTTTATGCCTTTTTACTATACCTTATGTGATTAACATAAGCCACCAATGTATTTCTACACTGGTTTAGTAGCATAAACCTAACGAGATGTCTCCGCAATTTGGACGTGTTGCATAATATGTTCGGGGAACCGTTGGTTCCTGAGCATAATACACTAGCCTAACTTTTGATTAGACTACGGCAAACATTTTACCGTTCATAAATAAAAGTCGCATCATCTTATCGCGAGTCCATGATTGGTCATACAAAC